CAATTGATGTGGAGAAACTTCCTTCAAGGCCCATCTTTTGGTAGGTAAATGATCGATCGATTCTAAAATACCATCCAGAAGGGCTTTGGAAGCCTCGATAGCGAAACTATCTGTCGCCGCGGTATAATCTCCTGAGATCCAAACATCGTGAGGTGAGCTCTGCTCATAAATCCTCTTGATGGCTGAATCCAATTGATTTGTACCATGCGTGAGACAGAATTGTTTCTCTAAACCGAGTGCTTTCCACATAGCTCTCTGGAATGGTTTAAGACAAAATGTATCTCCTATACCAGCTGTGATAGTTCTCACTTTGAGAGCCTCACGTATCGGTTCCACCCTAACGGGTAGGGGTCCGACTGGTGGGAATGCATCAAATCTTAAATTTAGAGTCGTAGACTGGGATTCTTTGAAGAGATCTTCACGACCAAGACTTTCTGGTAAAAAAGGATTTATCTCTTGCGAGAAAAATTCTTTATTTAACAGACTCTCAGTTGTGTCAAAATCTTCATGAATCTTTTGGTTCCAAAAAACAGAAATGTTTTCATGTGTTTTTCTTCGAGAACTAAAGAGACGATTAAGTTCTGGTGCAAAAAGATCAATCTCAATTGGAATAGGATTCCATGTCTTCTGCTTAGCAGAAATACGAGGATCCACATCCATGTGAAATTTGATTTTTTGCTGAAAGAACGTTTTATCGTTCACTTTATCGTTTCTCGAAGCGTTCCTTCGAACAAGATTTTCTCGATTGAGTTGAGACTCGAAAAGTAAATTTTCCAGTCTTATCCAACATGGATCCGCGTCTAATTGGTAGTAAGACCCAGTTTCACAATAAAGTGGAACATGGAATCTTCTCCAAAAAGAAGCGTCATCTATGATGGGGGAACTCTCATAAACCTGACTAAGTTGGGTTCCATAAGAGAGGTTAGAAGTGGCAATGATAATAGGACTTACAAAATAAGTTCCTTTATCACTCAATTCAGCCATAGGAAGAATATAAGGATTACAAGACACTAGTGTCTGAAATTCTTGAATATCTTTTCCTGAGGTTGCTTGGCCCAAGTCATCTAAAATGACTATAGGTTGTCCTTTATAACCGTCCCAAAACTCAACGTTGCAAGTCCGTACATAAGTTAGGTCTTCCCGGGAAACTCCGGGGAAGTTCTTCTTAAGTACAGACAACAACTGAGGTATAAATCTTGATTTTCCTTGACCAGGTTGTCCGAACAGACCGATTACCATCGGTTCCATTCGATCAATCCGTTCCTCTCCAGCAGAGAGACCGGATACCAACCGTTCGTGGAAGACAAGGTCACCTTTCACTCCACCTCTATTCCGAGGGAAGTGACAAGTAGCCTTGTTTGAAGGAAAAGAACCTTTAGAAGGATCATAAAACTTCTTGACTAGTTTTCCAAACTCTCGACCTCGGGTACGCAAGTACTCTAAGGTCT